CGTCGTCGTGGCGCACCGAAAAACGCACTTGCGGCTCGGGCGTGAGGGCCGCGAGGATCGCCGCGGCGACAATTGCGTCGACGTCGCTCTCGCAGCGAGTCTGCGAGGCGATCTCGTCGGGAACGTGCTCCCAAGATCGGCCCGACTCAACCCACCGGGCCATCCAAGGGCCGAGAGAGCAAAAAGTAGGGCGCCCGGGTGATGCTGAATCCGGCGAGCCGTTACCATCGCCTGGCGTGACACTCCGGGCGCCGCTACCCGTATGATTTGGGGATTCTTGATTCATGGGCCGGCCCTCCTGCGCCGGGATCGTTTTTACCTCTTGGGTGAAGAGGTGAAACACGGTTTCACACTTCTGCCGCGGTGATCAGCTCGCGCATGCGTGCAAAGCCGATATCTTCGAGCCGGATCTCGACGCTCGGGCAATCGGGCCGCGGGGTGAAGTGCACCGTGCCGCCGTCGACGAGCTGCCCGAAGTGTCTGTCACCGATCACAACCCGCAGCGATCGTACAACCGATTGGGGCACGCGTTTGTCACCGGCTGCCGCCGCTTCTGCGATCGACGGCCCGGGCAGGTTCTCGCCGTCGACCTCCGACGGCAAGATCTTGATCTCCTCGCCGATATCGGGCTCGCGCTTGTGCTCCAAGCAAAACGCGTGAGCACGGCCCGCGGGCCTGAGTTCGGGTTCTCCCTGTTGGTCGGGGCGAGATACCCGCACAAGATCTTGCACGAACACGGCCGCGGGCTCGCCGCATATTTCGCATCCTTCTGGGGGCACGATGGGGTCTCCTTTTCACGGCAGCCGACCGCCCTGTCGGCCGCCGCGAGTGAGTCGCCCGCGGTCCGTTTTCCGCGGGATTGAAAACCGGCCTGCGCTCTTCCCGCGGCTCGGGTTTCTGCTCCGTCGAGCGTCACACCTAAAGGAGCAGAAAAACCGGACAATCCAGCCGCTTCGACACACGGGCCGCCGTTATCGCTGCACTAACCCGCCGGAGCGACCTCGCGATCGCGTTTGACCTCGACGCCCAGCTCATCCCGCACAATCGGGGTATCCGACCCGAAGAAACCGAGCGACACCTTGTCGCCCTTGACCTTGAGCACCTGCAGCACGAGCCCGTCGTCGCCAATCCGAATCCGCTGCTCTTTCTGTCGCGTAAGCACCAGCACGACCGCACCTCCATCCATGAGGGACCAATGAGGCGAGCGGGCCAGAAAGGCCCAAAAAGAAACCCGCCAAGTCATAGCGGGCTATTTGTAGGATAATGCCTACAGAAAGTCAACCCATCATTTCGCGAGGGCAACCGGTCCGCCGAGCAGCTCTTCAAGCGGCAGATCGACAGCGGCCGCAATCTTCTCTGCCCGTTCGATCGTGCAACCGCCCTGCCCACTGAGCAACCTGCTAAGATCTGGACGCGCAACGCCGGCCCGTCTGGCGATTTCACTCACGGACAGGTCGCCCGCGGTGACCAGCGCATTGACGTTCGCGACGAAAAGCTCGGTCTTGCTCATGCCCCTAGTATATCGCACCCGCGCTCGTTTAGGACCCGGTTTCTTACCCTCCGCCTGATCAATTCGTCGACTCGCCATCGCGTGTGCCTCCTAAGACCTGGTGTCTTGGACATTCCCTATCTGCTGCTGCACCTTTTGCCGAAAGGCCAGCGGCGAGCCGATGCAGTCGTACGAGTTCATCGAGCCCCCCGTGCCCGTAATGACCAACGTGCCGTACCCGAACAATCGCCCTAAGATCGACTGATTCACCCCAACCGCTTCGACCTTTGCGAGCAGCAATTCCAGCGTGCTCCGTCGAACCAATCCCACCTTCACGACCAGCCGCTTACTAGTGACGGCGAATTCCGACGACCACCAACGAAGCCCCGCCGAAACCCCCTTCGTGAAAGTGAAGAAAAGAAAAGCGAGCCCCACCACCCACACCGCCCAACCAATCACCCCTTCGAAAAAGCTGCTTGCGACGATCGTTGCGATCGCAATCGCCAACCAAGACAAGGCCGGCAAAAAGATCAGCCAGTGAAGATGCGCCCGCGAAACAACCTGCTCGTTCGGCATCAAATTCCGGTCGACATACCCCATCGTTTGTCCTCCAAATGCAGTTCACCGAAACGGTTACATTGATTGGCCGGGTCCTTTTTCGGCCCCTCGGCCCGGGGGGTCCGAAGGATAGAGGAGGATTCTTGACCGGCTTGCTTGACAGCCGTTCGTTCTTAGCGCATCTTGGGTCGGAAGTGCTACTCAGCACTAAGGACCCACGCCGATCGAGCGGAGAGGACGGGATTCGACTGGGAGAAGCTCGATCGGCCGCTAAAAGGCCGGGGAAAGGCCACGGAAAAACGGAGCGCATGACGCCGCGGAAGGAGCAATACTTGTGTTTAATTCCTCAGAACACAGGTGGCAGGCGTCATGGTGGCAGACACAGAGTTATCCCTGGAGACCTTCTTTCTAGACTACTTCGCTCCGCTGTTTCTCCGGGGGCGCACCGCGAATACCCTCCGTCTTTACCGGACGACACAACGGAACCTCGCGAAGTTTCTGGAGCGTCGGCCTCGACTGTCCGACCTCAACGACGTGACGGTCAACCGGTTCCTGCACTGGTTTCGAGAGCTGGGTCGCAGCCCGTGTTCGGTGAATAAGGAACGCTCAAACCTGCTTGCGATGTGGCGTTTTGCTTGTCGGAAGCGGTTTCTTGTTGAGTGGCCAGACGTTAAGGCCGACATCGAACCGGTTCGGGTGCCTCATGCTTGGACGTGCGACCAGGTGGCCCGGTTGTTTGCTGCGTGCGATGCGGAGCCGGGCAAGTTGTGCGGGGTACCGGCGGGGGTCTGGTGGCGCGGGTTACACCTGGTCGTATGGGATACGGGGGAGCGGATCGGGGCAGTCCGCGATTTGCTCTGGCACCACGCAGATCTAGACGGCCAGTACATGCTGGTACCCGCGGAACTGCGGAAGGGGAAGCGGCGCGACCGGCTCTACAAGCTCGCGCCGGATACGGTCGCGGTGCTGTCTTCCATGCGAAACCCACCACGCGACGAGATTTTTCCGTGGCCGTATTGTCGGACTTATCTGTGGAACAAGTACGACCGGATCCTGCAGCGGGCGGGGCTGCCGACGGACCGCACCTCTAAGTTTCACTGCGTACGCCGGAGTGTGGCGAGCCATTACGAGGCCGCGGGCGGGAACGCCACGGAGTTGCTCGGGCATAGTAGCCGGTCCGTTACGCTGAAGTATCTCGACCCCCGGATCGTCCCGTGCGAGCACGCGGTCGACCTTTTGTTTCGGCCCGGGTGATATTGCCGAAGGTTACGGCCTTTGGTACTGTCGCAGTTGACTTGGCCGTCGGTGTTCCCCTTCGGGGAGCCCGCGGCCTTTTTTTTCGCGCGACGCCAAGTCGCCGCGGGGCCTGGGCCCGGGCACGGGGGCAGGGACGCCCCTCCCGCGGCAATTCTCTCGTGTAGCCCGTTAGTCCAAGGAGGGATTAACCGCATGGCGAAACGCCCCCCCAAGAAAGCCGCGTCGACGGTCCGCACCGCGGCCGCAGAACGCGAGGCCGTGCAGAAGTCGATCGCCCTCGCAGCACTCGAAAAGGTGAGCAAGGCCGACGGCTGCCGCGATCACCTCAACCCCGGCTCTCACGAGGTCGAGGGCACTTTCGCAGGCGAGGTCGACGGCGAGCCGTTCGCGTACAAGGTCGCCGGCGACCTGCATATCGCGCCCGATGGTGCCAGCTCGAAGAGCGTGGCCGCGCCGCCCGAAGAAGTGCTCGCGTATTGCCTGCAGTACGTGCCGAAAACGAAACGGCCCGCGATCCTCGACCGGCTGCCGAAGCTCTTCACCGAGAACGGGCAAGCGATGCCGGAGTGCGACGACGAGCGACTGCTCACCGAGTGCGAGTTGCTGCTCGGCAAGCTGCGAAGCCGCACGCAAGGGACGAAGAGGGGGACCGTTAGCTTCAGCCGGCGCGACTAGTTCAACCGTTCAACCGCGGGGGGGCCACCGATGGACGATCGCACGAGTCGCGAGCGACAAGCGACGACGGCCCTCGAAGAGATCTTCGACGAGGCCGTCGCCGGCGAGATCGCTCAATCGATGGACGTCGCCGAGCTCGACCACGTGATTGCCGCGGGCACCTGGGAAGATCTCGGGAAACGCGGCGGGCGTCTGGTGCAGTTGGTGCTCGCACACCGCACGCGCTGGAGCGACGACCCCGACGTGCTGATCGCCGCGATCGAAGAGGCGCAGCTATGTTACGAAGGACTTTTTGCCAAAACTGGCTCGTCGCCGCGCTGATTCTCATTTTCCTCGCGCACGTGGCGCACCTGCAGGCGGGGCACGACCAGGTGCCGCGGGCCGTGCACGCCCGGGCCGACGCAATCGTGCGCGTGCAAAGCGGCAACTCTCTGGGGAGTGGCTGCTATTTGGGCGACCGCCTCGTGCTGACGTGCGGGCACGTCGTCGCCGACGCGGCCGCCGTCTGCAGTTTTCGCAACTCGGGCCGGTACCGGGGGCGCTTCGTGGCCGTCGATCGTGATTGGGATCAAGCGCTGATCGAGCTCGACACGTTGCCGCCGCACGCGGCGGGCGCCCCGTTGGCGCAGGACAACCCCAAGCCGGGCGACCTGCTCGTCGCTGCCGGGTATTCGAGCGGATCGCTGCTCTTCCGCCCCGGGCGCTGTCTCGGGTACGTCACCAAGAGTTCGGGGGGCCCGTACGACTGGCTGCGCATGAGCAACGCGGTACAGCCGGGTGATAGCGGCGGCCCCATTTTCAACGCCCGCGGCGAAGTCGTCGGTAACGTCTGGGGCAGCGACTTCAAAGACGCCAACAGATCGAGCACGGGGCTTATGTGCGGCCGCACGTGGCTCTTCTTGTCCCGCTGGCGAGCCCGCCTGCAGACTTGGCAGGAGCGAACACAGTGCGGCCCCTGGGGCTGTCAACCGTGGCAGCCGAGCCGCCCGCAGCAGCCGCCGAGCGGCCCGACCGAACCGCCACGTCTAACACCGATTCAGAAACCGGACCCGCCTCGCGACATTAAAATCGATTACGAGCAGCTGGCCGCCGCATTGGCGAAACACATGCCGCAACCGCGAAACGGCATCGACGGCAAACCCGGGCCGCCGGGGCAGGACGGAAAAGACGGGCGGGACGGCATCGACGGGGCCCCGGGGCCACCGGGCCGCGACGCCGTCCTGCCCGACCCGCTCTTCATTATTCGCAAGATCGACGGCCCGTCGGGGCAACTCGTCGAAGAGATCCCGATCCGCGTGGGCGGGTCGTTTGACTTTATCATGTACCCGAGCAAGTGACCTGCACAAAGGAGGTAATCGTGCCGGGATTGTCTGTAGTTACGCCCGACTCACAAGGAGGTGACATTGTGGCAGAGGAATCTCTCGTCAGTGGCAGCAACCGCTTTTTCGGTCTGCTTGACCAGTCAATGGCTGCGATCGGACAGATCGGGCAGGTCGCGCAGAGCAACTTCGTGACGACCACGAAGGCGCAGGACCTCGACTACCTGGAAGGCAAGCGCATTGTGAGCCTTGAGGAAGCCGTCGGGGTGCGCGAGGTCGCTAGCAAATCGGTGCCCGCGGGCCCGGTCAGCTCGTGATCGACCCGGAGCAACCACTCCGTGACCTGCTGCGAGACACGGCCGCACTTGATGCGGCCTTTGTCTCGCGGCGGGGTGTCCGCGAGCTGATTGCGGCGGACCTGACAGCCACCCTGGAGACCCTGCGCGATGGCCATCCAAGCGGAGACGACCGACCAGCTCGTGCGGCGATCGGTCGGAATCAGGCAAGCGGAGCGGGCGAGCGATCTTGAACGCACCCGGGCCGAAGCGGCCCTCGTGCGCCGGCTCGTACGGATCAATCAGGACGCCTACGCCGCCCGGGCGGGGATCGTGCCGCCCGACGGCGAGATCGAGCAGGAGGACGCCGTGCACGTGGGCGACGTCGTAATCAACGAGGCCGGCGAAACAGCGGGACGGGTGGCCAAGTCGCTGGGGCCCTGGGCACTGGCGGCCGCCTTGGGAGGTACCGGGCTGGCCAGCGTGTTGGCCGCGCGGGGGATCGACTATTTGCGGCAGCCGGACAGCCCCTCGCCCGAGCCGCCGCCTGCCGCGACCGCCCCCGCGCCGCAAGTGACCTCGCCCCCGAGGATCACCGCACCGCCGAGCCGCTATGACATCCGCGAAACGCCGCCCGGCTGATTCGGACGTTTACGCCCGCCGAAAAGAGCGCGAACGTGAACGGCAACGCGAGCAAGCGCGGCGGGGGTCCGATCTCGGCAAGATCCCGAAGTGCCGCGCACCGAAGCGACGCGCAAAGGCCGTCGCCTCGTTGCGTGCCGCGTGCGAGATTTACTTCGCCGATCGTTTCTCTCTCAAGTGGGCGCCGCACCACCTCGCAGAGCTCGACCATATTGAGCGCGTGATCCGTTTCGGAGGTAAGCAAGTGATCGGCGACCCGCGGGGCGACGGAAAAACGACGCGGCTCGAGGTCGCGATTATGTGGGCCGTCGTGATCGCCCAACTTCACTCATACGCCGCCCTGCTCACGGCGATCGGCAAGCACGCGCCGAAGCGTATCACCTCGATCAAAACGGCCCTTCTGACCAACGATCGTTTCGCGGCAGATTTTCCCGAGGTTTGTCTGCCGATCCGACAAATGGGCGGGGTTGCCAATCGGTGCGCCGCAATGCACCTCGACGGCGATCCCGTTTGGCCGGCCGCCGAGTCGGTTTGGGCAAAGCACCGGATTGTCTTGCCGACGATCTCGAGCAGCGGGTGCTCGGGCAGCGTGATCGAGGCCGCCGGCCTGCTCGAAGCGACGCGGGGGCTCAATCATGCCACCGCGGCCGGCAAGATTATCCGCCCGACGGTCGCCCTGATCGACGATCCGCAAACGAACCGCTCGGCGCGCTCGGAGATCCAAACCGAAGAGCGCGAGCAGGCGATTTCGGCGGGTATCATCCACCTGCCCGGGCCCGACTGCGACGAGATCTCGGCGCTTGCTTCGGTGACCGTGATCGAGCCCGGAGATCTCGCCGACCGAATGCTCGACCGCGAGCAGCATCCCGAGTGGCACGGGATCAAGAACCGGATGCTCGAGCGCTTCCCGGACAGAATGGATTTGTGGGAGCAATACGCCGACATCTACCGCGACGAGCTCGCAGAAGGGGGCAGCGGGGCGCGGGCCTCGCGCTTCTACAAGAAGCACCGCAAGGCGATGAAGGAGGGCGCCCGGGTTTCCTGGGAGCAACGCAAGGAAGGGGCGACCGACGCGATCGAGTGCGCGATGCGCAAGTTTATCGTCGACCGGGAGTCGTTTTTCTCGGAGATGCAAAACGAGCCCGAGAGCGACACGGGCGACGGCGAGGTCGAGATCTTGTCGGCCGCGGCGATCGCCCGCAAGGTGAGCGGGCACGCCCGTTATGAGATCCCGCCGACGGCCGAGCGGCTCACGTTCTTCGTCGACGTTCACAAGCGCCTGCTTTACTGGGCCGTTTGCGCGTGGGAGCCGGGCTTCACGGGCTACATCGTCGACTACGACACCTGGCCGAAGCAGTCCGCCCGGTATTTCGACATGCGGCACGCCCGCAAAACGATCTTGAGCGACCCGCGGATCACCGCGGGCACCCTCGAAGGGCGGATCGCGCAGGCGCTCGACCATTGCTTCGGGGAGATCTGCCGCCGTAAGTGGGTGCGGCTCGACGGGGCCGAGATCGACCTCGAGCTCGGGCTCGTCGACGCCAATTGGGGCGAGATGACGCAAACCGTTTACGACGTTTGCCTGCAGGCAAAACGCAAGTACGGCCGGAAAATACTACCGGCTCACGGCATGTCATTCGGCCCGGGCAAAAAGCCGATTTCGCGATGGGACAAAGGCGCCAAGAAGGGGATCTTTGGCGAAGATTGGCACGTGCCACCGCCGGGCCGCGGGCGGGCACTCCGGCACGTCTTGCACGACGCGAACCGCCGCAAATCGTTTGTGCAGCGCCGGCTAGCAACACCGGCCGGCGACCCGGGCTCGTTGTATCTTTGGCACGCGCCCAACAATCGGCACCGGATGGTCGCCGAGCACCTCACGGCCGAAACGGGCACCAAGGTTTCGGGGCCGTGGGGGGATCTCGTGCTGTGGACACTCACACCGGGCCGCGACAATCACCTGCTCGACTGCTTGTCAGGCTGTTGCATTGCCGAGTCGATTTTAGGGGGAAAGCTCAAGGTAAAGCTGAAGCCGCGAGAAGCCGGCGACACAAAGAAGGGCGAGAAAAAACGCAAGAAGAGCCGCGTCTCATACTACTGATCAGGAGGATCAACCAGTGCAGACAAGCAGCAGCAGCGGTCAAGGGCCGACTTGGGACCGCGAACCAGTGACGCCAAAGAAGTCGACCCGCAAGCGATCGACGCGGAAGAAGTCGACCCGCAAGCGATCGACGCGAAAGAAGTCGACTCGGAAGCGATCGCCACGCAAGAAACTGCCGACGATCACCGCAATCAAGTCGCGCTGCGACAAATGCGGGAGCACGAACCGTGCGCCGTATTACGGAGTGATTCGCCGCCCCATCCGCGGAAAAGATGCACTTGGGCGACGCTACACGGCCGTCGTGTGGAGTCGCACGAAGTGCTTGGATTGTGGCCAATTTCGAAAAGATCTCCATTACGAAAACGATCCGAACAAATGAACCGACAACAGAAGCTCGAGCGCAGGATCTGCAACCACGTCTCCAAGCCGCCGCTCGCAATGTACGACCTCGGGGTCGGGCCGGCCGACGGCAGCAAGCGGGAGTGGGAAACACTCGCGGCCGAATATCCCGAGATGCGGCTTTTCGGCTGCGAGCCGGATCCGGCGCGGCACGCCGCCCTCGAAGGGATCTTTCCCGGTGAGCTGCTCAAGGTCGCAATCGGGGCCGAGCCCGGGCGTCTGTCGCTGCATGTCGACCCGACGGGGCGAGCGGCCGCCAGTTTTCGCAACGGCCGGAACCTGGTCGACCGCGTCGAAGTCGACGTGATCACACTCGACGATTTCGACGCCGCTTGCGGCCGGCCTGATCGCATTTTGCTGTGGGCCGACATCGAAGGGGCCGAGCTCGACGCGATTCGCGGGGGCCGCGAGCTGCTCGGATCGGGCCGCGTGCGGTGGATCAACCTCGAGATCGGGCGATGGCCGTATCGCCAAGCAGATCAGGGATGGCCAGATCCGACGGCCATCATCAACCGCCTTTTCGACTTAGGATTCGATCTCGTCGAGACTTACAACCAGCACAAAACGCACTGCGACGCGATCTTCGTGCGTGAATAGTGCGGGGCCCGCACGATCGCCCTTTCTGCTGCCTGCGATCGCCTGTAATGGCGAGGGATGGCCGATAAGAGCACCGAGATCGCCGCGCTCGAAAAGATTCTCGACTCGGGCGCCCGCAGCGTCACCGTCGACGGGGTGACGACCGCCTTTTCCAACGCCGGCGAGATCCGAAAACGCCTGCGCGAGCTGCAGGCCGAAACGGACGGGCACCAACGCCGAAAACCGCGGATCTCTACGATCAACTTGGGGGGGGCGTGGTGAGCACTCTGGCAAAATACGGCCTCTTGCCCGACTCGATCCCGGGCGCCGCGATCGGCAACCGGGCCGGCCTCGTCGGCCGCAAGATGATCACCGGGCCGCGGTTTCGCAACTACGAGGCCGGCGAGGATTCCCACCGACGGCAAAGCAAGGTGAGCACCTTGCAACACGAGGACGAGCACCTCAAGCGCTCGAAGCGCAAGAAGCTCGTCGGCTCGACCCGCGAGGCGATGCGCAATTTCATCCGGGTCGGCTCGGCCGTGCGCAAGCACCTCGACTTCGTCGCCGCTCACGAGGTCGACTTCGACACCGGCGACGAGGGGCTCGACTTGGCGCTCGAAGAGTTCGTCGAGCTGCGCAGCCAGCCTGCCAACTTCGACGCGGCCGGCCGGTTCGGTCGCCGCAAGTGGGTCCGATTGGCCGAAGCACGCCGGGCGATCGACGGCGACTTGTACGGCCTCAAGCTGCTACGCGGGGCCCTGCAGGCGATCGAGGGCGATCGCGTGCGAGATCCCGACCGCACGGCCGACGCCCTGCCACGCAACCAGCGTACCGAGTGGTACCAAGGGGTGCGAACCAACAAGGCCGGCAAGGCCGTCGAGTACGCGATCGCGAAACGGCTGAAGGGGGCCGGGTTCAAGCACGAGCGGATCGTCGACGCCTCGCGGATTATTCCGCACGTATGGCACGACACCCACTTGCGATTCGACTCGATCCGCGGGGTGAGCCCGTTCGCGCCGGGGCTTAACGACTTCGTCGACGAGCACGAGACTCTGACGCACGCCCAGGCCAAGGTGAAACTTGCTCAGATCTTCGGGCTCAAGGTTTTCTCGGAGGCCGTCGACGGGCTTGGGGGCGACGCCGACGAGGAAGATCCCGACGAGGACACCGAACGCGACGAAAAATACGAGGTCGATCTCGGCCGCGGGCCGTTCAAGGTCGAGCTCGACCCGGGCGAAAATATCGACATCATCGAGGGCAAAACGGGCGCCGTCGAGGTGATCGCCCTGCTCAAGTTCCTCGCGGACCTTACGATCCAAGTGCTCGACCTGCCGCCGCATTTCTTCGATACCTCCCGGGTCAACTTCCACGGGGGCAAGGTCGGCACGACGTTGTATCTGCTCTCGGCCGCTCACAAGCGGGCCGACGTGCAGGCATTCTTGAGCAATTGGCTCGACTGGCAACTGCGCCGGGGCGTGCTCACGGGCGAGATCGATCTGCCGCAATCGGTGACGCTCGATCGCGTGCTCAAATCGTACGCCTGGATTCCGACGGGGCTGCCGTGGTTCGACCGCGGCCGCGAGGTGCGACCGACTCTGCAGGCGATCGCGGGGGGCGTCGATCTGCGTTCTCGCGTGATCAACGAGCAATACGGGATGAGCCTGCGACGGTTCTTGCGGCGAGCAAGACGAGACGAGGACCTCGTCGAGGCCTCGGGGGTGACGTTCGCCAATTTCGACAAGCTCATATACCTACCGGACAGCCAGGGGGCCGCCGATCCCGACTGATTGTGCGGGGCCCGCACGATCGGTCTAGGCGCCGTCACGAGCGGCCCTTAACGACGAAACAACGGAAACCAGGACGGAACCTAATGAGCAAGAAGCGTATCTTCCCGCACGGCAAGCAGATCGTTTCGATCCTCCAGCGCCGCCGCGAGCTAATCCGGCAGCGTACCAACCAGGAGGGCGCCGACCCGGGCGTCGTCGACGTCACCGCCCTCGGTCAGGAGCCGCGGCAGGTCTGCGGGTATGTCGAGGCGAAGCGCAACGGGGCGACTCTTGAGCTCTTGCTCTATGGCGTAATTGGCGAGGACTTTTGGGGAGACGGAGTATCGGCACTCGACGTCGCAACCATCCTCGCCGAGCACACCGACGCCGAGAAGATCGAGGCGCGGATGAACTCGCCCGGGGGCGACGTGTTCGACGGGATCGCGATCTATAACGCCCTCGCCTCGCACGGGGCCGAAGTCGAGACGATCTGCGACGGGCTCGCCGCGAGCGCCGCTTCGGTGATCTTCGAAGCCGGCGACAAGCGCACCATGCGCGAGGCCTCGCGCCTGATGATTCACCGGGCTTGGACCTGGGCCGTGGGCAACGCCGAAGAGCTCCGGGCGATCGCCGAGATTCTCGACGGGATCGACGAGGAAACCGTGCAGCTCTTCGACCGCCGCACGGGCGACGACGGGGCGACGGCCGACGAGCTGCGCGAGCTGCTCGCCGGCGAAGGGGCCGCCGACGGTTCGTGGTTCACCGCCGATCAAGCCATCCAGAAAGGGCTCGCCGATGCGCAGGAAACCGACGACGACGATTCCGACTCTGCCGAGCCTGCGCAGGCCGCGGCTCGTAACCGCAAAACGATTGACTATTCGCAGCTCGGGGGCCTCAGAGTCGCCGCGCTCTACGCTGATTTTCCCACAAAACCGCAAGGAGAAACGACCGTGCGAGAAGACACCGCCAACACGGCCGGCGACGCCGGCGACGTAACCGAGCCGGCCGCCGCGACGTTTGCCCAGCTCGACGAGCTCTCGGGAGGGGATGCCGAGTTCATCGTCGCCCAGCAGAAGGCCGACGCGACGATCGAGCAGGCGACGCAAGCGCTCGTCGTGCGACTGCGCGAGCGGGCCGAGCAGGCCGAAGAGGGCCGGACGACGGCCGAGAAGGAGCGAGACGACCTCAAGCAGGCCGGCGACGCCCTCAACGCGGAAAATTCCGAAGTGAGCGGGCAGGCCGACGCCGGCGAGGGATCGGGCAAGGGCGGGGGCAAGACCTTCCGCGATCTGATCCGTATGCCGAAGTAGACCGGCCGACCCGCTCGATCGAGTACCGGAAAAACCAAACCAGAACCGCCACCGTAAGGGAGTAACGAACCGATGGCCGATGACCTGCTAACCGTCGCCGATTGCATCGCCGACGCCCTCGACCTCGCGCCGATCGAGGTGAGCGATTTGCTCAACAAGGCGCCGTTTTTCGCCCGGCTGCCCGTCACCGGGTCGAGCAACGGGACCACCCACAAGTACACCAAGGAAACGCAAGCCCCCGTTGTCGGTTTTCGGGCCGCCAACTCGGGCCGCGATTTCGACCATTCCGTCGATACGCTGGTGTCGATCGACCTCAAGATCCTCGATTTCTCGTGGGCCGTGGACAAGGCCGTCGCCGACGCGTGGCGCAAGGGCGGGGCGCAGGCCCTGATCGCTCGCGAGGGCCGCCGGCACTTGCGTCAGGCTTTTTTTGAGGCCGAGTCGCAATACATCAACGGCACGGGCAACGAGTCGGACGGGTTCAACGGGTTCGCCGACGCGGAGGGCCTCAACGACGTCGACGACGCGATGGTGATCGACGCGGGCGGGTCGAGCGGTCTTTCATCCGTGTGGCTCGTGCGGGAAGGCGAAGACGACGTCGTCGGCGTGATGAACGACGAAGACGGAGGAATCGAGCTGGGCGACACGATCGTGCAGAATTTCCAGGATGGGTCGAGCAAGAATTACCCGGCTTACTACACGCCCGGCTGTACGTGGCTGGGGGTGCAGATCGGGGGCGCCTACTCGATCGCCCGGATCGCAAACATCGACAACGGGGACAATACGCTCGACGACGACCTGATCTACAAGGCGCTCGAGCTCTTCCCGAGCGGGCAGCAGCCGAGCGTGATCTTGATGAGCCGACGAAGCCGCCGGCAATTGCGCGAGTCGCGCACCGCCACGAACGCCTTGGGGACTCCGGCACCGCGGCCCGAAGACGTCGAGGGAATTCCCATTTTGATCTCTGAAAGTATCAGCAACGCCGAAGATGACATCGGCAGCTCGGGCGCCTAGCGACGTGGCCGACCTGGGGAGGGGTGAAGTATGGCAACCGCCGACGCGGTGAGCGTGCCCGTGCACGTGACCGTCGACGAGTGCGTGCGGAAACACCGGGCGAGCACGGCGATCACCTCGATCGTCGTCGCCGCCCTTTCTGCATTGATCGCCGTCGTCGTGGCCACCGCGGCCGTAGGCTGGGGCGCCAGCACGCAAACCGCCGTGCAGCGGGCCGAACTGGAAAACGTAATCGAGCGGTTGGACCGGATCGAGGCGAAGCTCGACGCCCTCGCCCGGCCGTGAGCCGTTGGCGCAGGACAACACCGGAGAAAGAGCCGTGCCCGTCGACATCCTCGAAACCGCCCTGCAGGCCGCTCAATCGGTCCGGCACGATTTCCTCGCGAGCGATCTCACCTACCGCCGCGGGTCCGACTCGTTTGCGCTACAGGGAACGCCGGGCCGCTCGTTTGCCGAAGCGGCCGACGACGACGGGACCGTGCGCGAGGTCGAGCTCGACGACTGGATCGTGCGAGCGGCCGACCTGGTCGACCCGTTCGACGACGGCGAGGCCTTTGAGCCCCGCCCGGGCGACCTGCTGGACCGGGTCGACTCGGCCGGGCACTTTCGCCGCTTTGAGCTCAATCAACTACCCGGGGCGCGCTGCTGGCGCTACGCGAGCGGGCAACGCCTCGACGTGCGCCTGCACTCGAAGCGCGTGCACGAGGCCGACCTGCTCGCCTGGGATTATTTCACCGGCTCGGGCGACGTCGCCGGCAGCGAGCCCGACACCTACGGCTCGCCCAGCACGTGGGCCGCGGCCGGTACCGGCACGGCGACGCGATTGGACACGGCATTGCGCACGACGGCCGACGCCTTCGCCTATTTCGACCTGGGGGTCGAGCTGGTGCGAATCGTCACCGGGAACGTTCTGATCCACGCCGGGGGCGGGCACGGCGGGATCGTGATCGCCCGCGACGGGGCCGACGCCTTTTACCTCGTGCAACTCGACCCGGCCGCCGACGTTCTCTCGATTGAGCGGGTCGGCACCGATCCCGAGCAGCTCGCCGCCGTCCCGGCCTCGATCAATATCACCGACCGGTACCGCTTCGACATCATCACGCACGGCGAGTGGCGCATCCAGGCGACACTCAAGAACGAAGCCGGGATAACCGTCGCGACGGTCGACGGCGACTTCGGCGAGCTCGAAGAGTGGCCGACGATCTGCGCCGGTCTCGGGTCGGAAGATGCCGCGATGACCTGCTCCGAGCTACGCGCGGAAGCGTACGGGGGGGCGTGATCGATGGCCGACGCCTACGCAATCCAGCTCGCACAGGCCGTGCAGGCCGCCCTCGACGCGGCCGAGCTGTCGATGCCGATCACCGTGATCCGCGCCTACCGACCGCGGCGAGACCTGAAGGACTTGGCAGACCCGCTCTTGACCGTGGCGCCCCACGCGATCGAGATCGAGCGAGAGAGCCGCGGGGGCAACTCGCACGAGTATCAAGTCGACGTCGCCGTGCAGCAGAAGCTCGTCGAGTCGACGCCCGAAGAGGACACGGACCAACGGATCGAGCAGGCCGACGCCCTCATGCGCCTCGTCGAAGAGGTCGCCGACTGGGCTCTGCCGCTCGTGCTCACCTCGCCCGTCGCGAGGTGCTTGCGTGTGAGCAACGAGCCGGCCTTCTCGCCGCAGCATTGGGACGAGTACGGGCTCTTCACGAGCGTTTTGCAGATCGTTTTTAAGTGCACGAGGTGACGACGTGCCGAGTTTCGTCAAGACCCGAGTACGAACCAAGCCCGACTGGGATCGCATCCGGCGCGAGCGATATCACGGCAGCATCCGGAGTTTGGGGCACGCGGGGCAGGAGGTCCGCAGACTATCGCGGAAGAAGATCAAGACGTCGAAGAAGAAACACGCGCCGAAAGGGCAACCGCCTCGCACCCGACGCGGACAGCTCAAGAAGGCGATTTTGTACGACGTCGACAAGTCGAGCGAATCCGTGATTATCGGGCCATCGACTCACCTGATCAGCAAGATCGGCGCGGCGCACGAACACGGGCTAACGGAGAAACCAAAACGGCGGGCAAAGCCGCCCGATGCGAACTGGAAACTTGAGATCGGCGGGCACGGTCCGATCCCCGCCGACGATCGCCGCGGGTCCGTGTACATCCGGATCCGCACGAAGCGACAGCTTCGGCGGGTGAAGCGGTGGGCCGGCAGCCGCGGCAAAACAAACCGGCGATTTGCCAACGTGCGAAAACAACCGAAGCCCGTGGGCAAAGCAAGGAAATACCCGAAGCGGCCCTTCATGGGCCCGACACTCGAAGAGATTACACCTCGCCTGTCCAAATTCTGGTCCGGCTCGGTTAGCTGACACAACAACCCAACGAAACAGACTTGGCGTCTGACTTGGCGACTGACTTGGCGTAGGTCAACACCCTACCGCAGACAAGGAGGTCCAAAGCATGGGCGCGAAACTGGGAATGGACGCGGTTCTTTACCGCAATACGGGCTCGTACGGCGCGCCCGCGTGGAACAAAGTCGTCAACGTCAAAGATCTGACGCTCAACCTGGAGGCCGGCGAGGCCGACGTCACCACCCGGAATAACAACGGGTGGCGCGCGACGATCGCCGCGCTCAAGGACGGCTCGATCGACTTCCAAATGGTTTGGGACACGGGCGACGCCGACTTCACGGCCCTCAAGAACGCTTTCTTCGGCAACTCGTCGGTCGAGCTGCTCGTCATGTCCGGACCGATCGACGACACCGAGTCGGAAGGCCTGCGCGCGACGTTCAGCGTGACAAAGTTCACCCGCAACGAGCCGCTCGAAGAGGCAATCACCGTCGACGTCACCTGCAAACCCACCTACGCCGACAACGCGCCGGAGTGGTTGAGCGGGCACGCGTCGAGCTCGGGCGTCTGATTCGAGTCCTTGGGACACCGTTTGACGGAAAGCCGAAGGCGACGGTTTCCCCGACGCAGTCGCCTTCGGCCTTTGCGAGGAAGACATGCACAAGTTCACCGACGCCGACGGCCGCGAGCACGTCGTCGCGATCACCGTGCGCGAGATCAAGAAGTGCCGCGAGCTGCTCGACTTCGACCTGCTCGACGCGCAGACGGCGATTCAGCAGCTCATGTGCGACCCGATCGTGCTCTGCGACGTGATCTTCGTCTGCCTGCAGGACGAGCCCGAGCTCACCGACGAGCGCTTCGCGAGCTCGATGCGCGGCGACTCGATCAAGGGCGCCAAGAAGGCGATCGTCGAAGAGCTAATAAGTTTTTCCGACGGCCCGGAGGATCGCAAGAATCTCCGGGCCGCGGTCGACAAGTTCGGCGAGATGGCGCTCGAGATCAAGAAGAGGATCGGGGCGAAGCTCGGGGGCGAGGCGATCTCGCGGGAGATCGACGCGGCCCTCGACAAGATCGACCTGGAGCTCGACAAGGCGATCGCCTCGATCAACGAGGACGAGCGCAGCAGCTCTGGCTCTGGATCTTCCAACTAGCCGGGGTCGCCGGGGTCGAGCCGTGGTCGTTTACGCTCGGCGAGCTGATCGTGCTTGCCGAAGCGCAGCAGCGCGAGCGCTGGAATCACACCGCGCAATTGCTCGCCCTGCTGCACAACATACACCGCGACCCGGAGAAGAGCCGCGAGCTCGCGCCGCGAGATTTTCACCCGTTCGCCGAGCCGCTTGAGATCCCGAAGATCTCCGGCAAGGACCTGAGCATATTGCGCGACGTTTTCGTCAAGCACAAAGACAAGTGAGGCCGGACCGATGGCAGCAGGGAAGGGAATCAGAGCCGGCGCGGCCTTTGTCGAGATCTTCACCGATAATTCTGCGCTGCGCCGCGGCCTCAACCGGGCGAGCAAAACGCTCAAGAGCTGGGGGAAGTCGGTCGCCTCGATCGGAGCGAAGGCCTTTGCGGTGGGCGGGGCGATGCTCGCGCCGTTCGGGCTGGCGATCAAGGCCGCCGGCGACCTGCAGGAGATTGTGAGCAAGTTCGGCACCGTGTTTGGCGAGCAGGCCGGCGACGTCGACGCCTGGGCCGCCGACTTCTCGGGGGCGATCAACCGCACGAAAACCGACGTGCTCAAGTACCTCGCCGGCACGCAAGACCTTCTTGTGCCGCTCGGGATCGACCCGAAGTCGGCGACGCAAATGAGCAAGGACGTTACGAGCCTTGCGTACGACCTCGCCTCGTTCAACAACATGGCCGAAGCCGACGTGATGCGCGACCTGCAGGCCGCCCTCACCGGCTCGTCGGCCGTGATGAAGAAATACGGGGTGATCGTGAACGCGGCCGCGGTCAAGCAGGAGCTACTCAACCAGGGGCTCGACCCGTCGGCCGTCACCGAAGCGCAGAAGGCGCAGGCGCGGCTCGCGATCATCATGCGCGGCACGACGGCCGCACAAGGCGACACGATCCGCACAATGGGATCGTTTACGAACCGAATGAAACAGATCAAGGACGCCGTCGGAGATCTCGCAGAATCCATCGGCGGGGCCCTGCTGCCAATCGTAACGCCCGTCGTTGCGTTTCTCGGCCGCATGATCAAGAAGGCGACCGATTGGGCGAGCGAAAATAAAGGCCTGGTGGTGACGATCTTCGCCGTCGCCGCGGGGATCACCGCCGCGGGCGTCGCCCTCGTGACGCTCGGGGGCATTATGGCCGCGGCCGGGTTCGCCCTATCGACGCTCGCCACGATCCTGGGCGCAATCGGGGCGGTGATCGGGGCGATTCTCTCGCCGATCGGTCTGATCGTGGCCGCGATCGGTGGGGCCGTCGTCGCCTTTGTCAACTTCACCGACACCGGGCGGAAAATGTGGGCCTCGACAAAGTCGATCTTCGGGCAGATCGCGACCTTTGCAAAAAAGACGTTCGGCGGGATCACCGACGCCCTCGCCAAGGGCGACCTCGCGCTTGCAGGCAAGATCGCCTTTCTCGCGCTCAAGGTCGCTGCGTACAAGGTCCTCACCGAAATCAAGGATTTCTTCGGGCAGACGTTCGGGGCCATCATCGGGTACCTCACCAAGGGCGACTTCGCCGGGGCGTGGGGGCAACTCACTACGATGATCCGCAGCACGTGGCAGAATCTCTGGCTCGACGTCGTGACGATCTTCACGGCCGCGGCCGACATCGTGGTCAAGTATTGGACAACGGCCGTTAAATCGGTAGCCGGCCTGATCGAGAAGGCGCGGCAGATCGTCTACAAGGACCAGAACGAAGAGGGGAAGGCCCGCGACAAGAGGGCGATCGCACGCCACAAGAAGCAGCTCGCGTACAACAAGCAGTATTGGCAGCAAGTGCAGAAAGAAGCCGAAGCCGCGGGGGGATCGATCACTAAGCATATCGCGGTCGAGTCGGTCAACGGGATCAAGAAGATAAAGGAGGTCGGGAGCGCCGAAGAGGCCGACTTCACCGAAACATATACGGCCGAGCAGGCCGCTCGGGCCGTCGCGGAAACGGAACGGGGCCT